TAATCCTACCTGTGCAAATGCGTAGCCAGTCCAGATCATACCATTAGACATCTCACCCTTAGACCACTGTAATAATCCTACAATGAGATATCCAATACCAGTAGCACCTACTATTAGGTGTTCAAGACTTAGGTTCATCATATTGTTTACGAACGTAGTCTTCAACTAGCTTGGCAAACTTCCTTAGCTCTTTAGTATACCCTACAGACCAGTCTACTAATTGCTTTTCAGGTCTCCAAGGCTCATCTGACCATGTGCAGAAGCCAGCTTTAATTACGAGATCCTCATATGTCTTCTTATCCATTTTAATTCTCCAAGAATTTAATTAACAAATGACCAATGCTAAGTCCAATTAAGAACATAGTAGCCATTAACATTATTTTATAGAACTTAATAAGTCCTCTCTCAAAACTCGTCAGCATTTTGTGCATTGATATGACCTAATTTAATTAAGATTTCTTTTACTTGGGTCGGCAATACAGCTACCCCATCGTAATCTTTAAGTTGAAAGTCATCATCAAACCATAAACCACCAGCACAATCTTCTCCGAGATCTTTATGTTCGAAATAGCCGTATTTAGCTATTGAATCAATACAAATCTCGAAAGATAATGTGTTTAATTTAATATCAAAGTTATATCTAATCATGTTAGTCTTTCCTTAAGTTGTTAGACATGTTGTAGTACATACCTGAGCGAGTAGCTTTCAGCTGCATGATCAGCATAGTTTCTAGCTCAAGCATCTCTTCATCAGTACCATATGCTAAGATAGTTCGAGTGAAGTTGTTAGGGTTCTTATCAATCTCTTCAAGAACTTTTTCCGATGAACATATATAGCCGTCACTTGTACTGCCCTTATGTTTACCGATATACTTCTTATCGTTTTGATCTACCCACATATAGACGAAGGCTTCACCCTCTTCTCGATCGGGTATATCTTCTTCCTTGATTGACTCATTCTTGTCGTTACCTTCAAGATGATTGAGCCAGATATCCTTGACGTATGCTAGCATATGATCACCTTTAGGTGCTCGCCACATAACTACAAAGGAATCTGTACCTTCATTCTCACATAGGAAGTCGTATACCCACTTGTTATGTAGGCCAGAGTATTCAGTACCTTCGATAGTAACCTTGATCATAAGTTTATCTGAGGCAGAAGTATACGCTTCAACCTCATCAACCTTACATTCAAAGATATCGAAGTACTTGTTACTGCCAGCCACAAACTTTGTGACGGTGTTAACTAGTTTCATTCTTACTCCTATTCATAGTTCATCTCCACGTAACTATCTTGAAGATACTTTATGTAGTCTTCTGACAGATACTCTGCTAGGTTAACATCACTATCTTTTAAGTATGCTTCTAGTAGATTACAATACTTTGTATCGTGATCATACTCAAAGTCACACCATACAAATACATTGTAGTCAAGTGACATTTTAACTATCGACATTAGCATACTCCATGTTAACTATACGAGGAACCTTATCGAATACTTCTAAGGCAGTTAGTTTACCTTTGTATACAGGTACATCGGTAAATTTCTTTACGAAGGTGTTGTACTTGTAAGGGTTGTAGGTTACTACATCACCTACGAACATTTCACCGATAGTGCCAATATCGATTAGTGTTCCTACTACACCAGCATGTACGTTCTTTTTCCTTTCACGCAGCACTCGTTGACGACCAGCCTCAGATACTTTAAACTGAGTATGACCTAATACGATTGAATGACTATGACCGATAACTCTACCTTTATTAGCGCCCTCAAGTGACTTAACACTAAAGAGGCGCTTGTGTAGGTTGAAGTACACAAACACCTTCATGATTTACTCCTTATTTCCAGCCAGTTTCGACTTTACCTGTACGGTAATAGTTAGCTAGACATTGTGCATACCAAGAGATTTTAGTAGCATCTTGTTCTTTGGAATCTTTCTTTCCAAGTCGCATAGAGTACTTATAGATCTGACCTAGCAAATGAGCTTCAACGCCTGAGTAACCTTCAAGTAGATCTTGCATTAACTCAATATACTGTTTACCAGCAGCTACACCTTTATAGTGTGTAGGGTTAATATGATCTTTACTTTCAGATTGTTTACTGATGAGTTCATTCATAGCTTCTTCCTCTTCTTCTGTGATAGGTTGATTGTACCACTTGTTAGCGGATTTAAGCCACTTACTTGAAGCCATCTCATCATAAAAATCAGTTGCCTGTGTAGACATCGCCATTCTCCTTTACTTTAGCATCTTCATAAGGTGAAACAAGTCGCCGATAGAACTCAAGTTTACATGATTCTAAGGCACCTACAATATCATTCATTGTTGCATATCTTTCTCCTTTATGTGCGATATAATCAAGACAGATCATCGTGAGAACATAGTTGAGTTCACCTGAATCATTAGGCATACGGTGAGCATAGTCAACATTAATATCTGAGCGCTGTTGTTTAGTGATATAAGGCATGTTATCCTCCTGTGTGAAATGGTATTACTGGGTGATCAATACCTGTGTTTTCAAAGTATTTATCTTTTATTTCATCCATTACTTCATAGTAATTATCAGCTTCGTAGTCGAAGTCATCAGGAACAAATTGGTCTTCTTCGTAATTACCGTTTACGTAGTAACCAATAAAGTTTACACCCATCTCAACAAATGTAGCATTAACATCGAAGTCAAATTCTTCGTGTATTACTTCATAGAATTTGATAGGTGGAGACCATGCACTATCAAAGTACATTTCCATAGAATCACCATCAAGGTAGAATGATTCAGGTGTTACTTGCCATTTAGTACCCCATTGTTCTACACCGCTCAGTTCTTCATCGGGTTTAATGAAGAAGTCAAACAGATAGTTTTTATCATTTAAATGGGTTTCGAGTTGTTTTAGTTTTTCACTACTCTCTAGGGTAGTCGCTTTAATCATTACAGCATTTGCACACCAATTAGGCATAATAACTCCTTAGTCTTTGAAAGATACTTTGTACCATACGTAGTAGATTATTACGATTGTTAACACACTGATCACAAATACTCCTCAATAAGTGTTTCACAAGCTTTATCTACGGTAGATCGCCATTCAGTAATTAATGACTCAAAGAAAGGATGGATATGATCATCCTGAGCTTTGAAAGCTATAACAGGTTTACCTAGCGTATGTGAAGCATAGAATACTTCCATAGCAGTACCGTGTTTAGCTAGCTTTGGGTCATTAAGGTTTACTAGTAGCATATCTGCTTCTCGAATATCTCGTAGATCTAACTCGAAGATACGTTTCATGTAACGCTTTTCGTAGTTATGTAATCTACGACATGGATCGAGGATATCATAGTGATCTTGTAGCAGAGACTTAGCAGTGTTACGCCAACCAGAAGCAGCATCAGAAGATACATGTTCCATTGGACCTGCAAGGTAGATAGTTCTACGTTTAATCATTATCTTCCTTTTCTAACATATCAACAAGCATTACAACAGATAAGGCATCGTGTACCCAGTCTGTAGTAATATCGAGTTCATAGGCAATATCTTCTGGTATAACACCAGCATTATATAGCTCATGAATTTGTAGATGTAGATCACTCATAACACTCATGATAGACTCCTTGGTTAGTCGTTTTCAGGTAGCATAAAGTACTCGTTTAGTAGGATAGCAACGTCATTAGTATCTTTTACTGATATCTTAATAGTTTTCCAGTTATCAGTCTTCGTTACTACGGACATTTCTACAATGAAAGCATTACTAATGTTTTCAACTGAGAAGTTGTTATTACGTTTTGTAAATTCTTTAGGTAAATAACTCATTACTTGTGTCCTTTATAAATCAAAAAAAAAATACCTCAAGAGAGACTCCTTAGTGGAATCTCTCAAGAGATATGTGTTTAGAACATTCCTTCTTCTTCAGTAGCAGGAGTACCCTCAGGCATCTCTTCATCGAAGTCTACGAAGTTAGTGTTCTTTGGTTCGTACTTAATCAATTCAACTACTTGTACAGCAGTCAGCATTGTAGAGGTACCTTCTTTCGTTACTTTACCGTTAGGTGCTTTGATCTGATAGTCTTGTTGGAATACAATAACGTTACCAACAGAACCATTACCGATAAGCTTAGAGTCAAGAGGATTCTTAGAAGAATCTACAACTCGTACCTTAGCAGCTTCAGAACCATCTTTCTTAATAGCTTTCTTCTTGAGCTGTACTGCAACAGTATTAGGCTCAAAACCAGCTTTTACCTTACCAAACTTAGCAAGTTCAGATTCACGCTTCTTAGGAACTTGAATAGAAAGTTCCCATTGATCAGTACCAAAGGGTGATACTGGCTTATCGAGTTTAGCCCAGTACAACTTCACTTCTTTGATCATAACGTTAGAACCAGTGTTGTTAATAGAATCAGTCATTTTGTGTCCTTTAAGAGTTTAGTTTTAGCGAATAGTTCGCTAGATGGTACCTAATAGAGATTTTTACTCTACTATAAAGGAACCATATGTCAGGTGGAAAAGCAAGAAATGTTAACTCATTAGCGAATCTTAAAGTAATTACTTCAGATACAGCTAAAGAGAATCAAAAGAAAAGTGTTCAATCACGACTAGCTAATATTCAAGCAAGAGAAGCTTTTAAACTCTCTGCTAAGAACTTTAAAGCAGTCATGGATGAACTCCCAGAAATGTCCTCCTTGGATGTTATTAAGATGGCTATGCTACAAGCACTCCAAGAAGATAACTTAGAGGATGCAGCTCGATATGCTAGTATGCTAGCAGAGTATCAGGCACCTAAACTCCAACGTATCGAACAGAACACTACTACTAGAGTCTCTGATATGTCGGATGAGGAACTCCAGAAGAT